TTGTAGAGATAGATGAAGAATATTATAATAAAGCAAAACACAGAGTAAATGAATTAACTAGGCAAGAGAGTTTGTTTTGAAATAAATACAAGAATTAACTAAGTTATTAATTCGGCAGAAAGGAGTAAGTAAGTGTTATGGCTAGAAACAGAATAATCAAAAAAGAAGCATATTGTGATAATAAATTAATTGAGTTAGAAATTCCTCAGAGGTTTATGTTTATTGGAATGACCAACTTTGCAGATGATGAGGGAATACACCTAAATAACCCAAAAGTGCTTAAAGCAGAGATATTTCCTGCTGATGACATAAAAGTATCATACATAGAAAAAACATTGCTTAAAATGGCTGATTTAGGATTAATACAATTCAATGAAGGTAGAACATTGTATCGCATAATTAACTGGAAACTACACCAGAAAATTAATAGACCTTATCCATCTAAATATACATTTGTCGAGGAGAACAATGATGATTCAATGAATGTTCAGGGAATGGTGTATGAACACTCACGACCTAATAATAAGAATAAGAAGAAGAATAATAATAAAAACAATAACAAAGAGAATACTAATTTTTTAGTTTGGTATGAATTATATCCTAGAAAAACAGCAAAGCCAAAAGCATTAGCTAGATTTGAAATAATAATTAAAGACCATTCCTTAGAGGATATTATAGAAGGAACTAAGAAGTGGTGTGATTACTGGAAGAACTCACATACAGAGAAGCAGTTTATTCCTTACCCTGCTACTTTTTTAAATCAGGAACAATTTAATGATGAACCTGATAAATTACAGATAGAGATGGAATATAGATTAGATCCTACTGGACACTATATCGGATATTGTTCTCAATGCAAAGTAAGTAGTTTTTATAATAAGGAAGAAATCAAACAAGATTCAAGATGTTGTAAGTCTAAGATATTGCCTAGCAGAGATATTAATGCAATACAAGATATAAATGCAGAAGCATAAAGATATAGAGCAGCCTTACACTCCTATCCCCCTAATGTCTAACCAACCTCAGGGGGTTTCTTGCATACTTAATGCACACTTGCTTACTGATTGTGGGGCTGCTTTAGTATTAGGTAAACTGTGATGTTTCCTAAGTCGAAAAGGAGAAGGGTGGGCTGTTAAAAGTCCACCTAGACCTTTCTTGATAAACTGCGATAATTTAATTTTTATACAAAAAGAATATATAGAAGAAGCCTACTTGTATGCAGTAAAATCAAAACACCACTTGTCTGATAGACATAGTTTTCATAGTGGATCATTAAATGATAGACAACAAAAGATGTTTGAAGGAAAGCTAGGAGAAAAGATATTCAAACAATATATGATAGAAAATAATATTGAATTTATTGAAGATGATTCACATCACACAAAAGCAGACTATTATGATTTTATGATTAAAAAATATCTAGTAGATGTAAAAACAAGAACAAAAGAATATCATAGTAGAACATTAGAAATGGTAGAGCAGTTCGAGAACAAGCCAAAAGATATTTATGTTTCAGTAAGACTATATCCTGATGAGCATTATGGCTTCATTATAGGTTGGATAGGAAAGAACGATTTTAAAAGAATAAATAGAATAGAGAATCAAGGGTATTTAGATAATTATGTATTCTATGATAATGAGTTAAGAGATATAAATAAACTTATTCCATTAATATCTTGATAAAATTCCTGATAAGAACTAGACCTAAACCACAACAAAGACATCGTAATAGAGGAAGATTCCAGTATGATCCCTCATCTAAGGACAAGAAGGACTTTCTATTACAGGCTAAACAGTATGCACCAAAGATACCTACCCTGAGAAATATAGATTTGGAATTAACATTCTGCTATAAAAGACCTAGATCACATTACAGATCAAAGAATAAAAAACTCATACTAAAAGAAGATTCACCACTATACAAGGGAAGCAAAGCAGATATAGATAACCTGTCTAAGTTCTACATAGATGCGATGAATAAAGTGTTCTACAAAGATGATTGTCAGATAGTATCATTAAATGCGAATAAAGTGTGGGGAAGTGAAGATTGTGTGTATGTAAAAATATCGTATACAAAGAAATATCTAAATAAAAAAGAATAAAATAATTATATTTGGATTATAGCTAAGACCAAAAAAGACACAAAAGACAATGTACAATCCGTACAAAAAACAGACAAAAAGAAAAAAGACTTCTTAATTTCACTTAAAAATAACAATGGAAATATATCAGAAGCGTGTGATGCTGCAAACATTGGAAGGCAAACATATTATGATTGGATTGAGAAAGATGAGGTTTTCAAACAAGATGCTGACGATGCACAAGAATCATTGATTGATTTAGCAGAATCTAAGTTGATGGAGAACATAGAAGATAACGACAACACATCTATAATCTTCTTTCTAAAGACAAAGGGTAAGAAAAGAGGGTACATTGAAAAGCAGGAGATTGATGCTAACATACGACCAATCGAGGATATAACATTTGAAGGCATCTAAGAATATCCAGTTATATGAAGCAGATTATCTCCCACACCAATGGGATTTTTTAACTATACAAAAAAGAAACCCAAAGAAAAGGCTCAATTTTCTCTGTGGTGGAATGGGAAGTGGTAAGACATTTTCATTTTTAGCAAAATGCTTTATAAATCACGTCACAAAAAAGAATAGTGATGGGATTAGCAATGGGTGGGTGATCTACCCTACTTATGATTTAGCAGATGAGATTTTTGTTGAGCCAATGAAGGACATCTTTGAACGCAATGGAATTAAATATCAATATAATATTCAGAAGCACAGATTCACTACAAACTATGGAAAGATAAAGATATACCAGTTACAGAAACCTGCTCGTATAGTTGGAGCAAATTTAAATTGGGTGGGTATAGATGAGTTCGATTTGGAGAGTTGGAAGAACTGTGAGATAGCTTATAACAAAGCAATAGGTAGATTGAGAGGATCTGAAGATACGGAATTGTTTATAGTTTCAACACCTGAAGGTTATCATTTTTTTCATCACATTGCAGTAGAGAAGGCTAACGAGAATACTCATTTAGTTAAAGGAAAGACAACGGACAATCCATATCTACCTAATTCTTATGTAAAACTATTAGAAGCCAATTATACTCCTGAACTATTAAAAGCATACCGTGATGGAGAATTTACAAATATAGCAAAATTATCGACTTATTATTCCTTTAACCGAACAGGAGAAAATTCCAATGTTAAAAAATGCGAATACGACAGTTCTCTACCCCTTTTGTGTGCGATCGACTGGAATGTTGATCCAATGTGCGTATGTCTTATCCAAGAAAAAAGAAACGGACAAGTTTGTGTATTCGATGAGGTTATCCTCAGCCATCAAGGAGAGGGCGATTTAATATCTGCTCGTATGTGTGCAACAATTAAAGATAAATATCCAAATAGTCAGTATATAGCTTATCCTGATGCGAGTGGATTTCAAAGGCACACATCGGCTATGTTTAGTGATATAGATATATTAAAACAAAACGGATTTAGGGTAAAAGTAGGGAAGTCTAACCCACCTGTGGTTAATAGAGTTAATGCTCTGAATAGACTTTTAGCTTCTGATATGTTGGGGGGAAAACAACTAATAATAGATCCGAAGTGCAAAACATTAATCAATGACCTTTTAAAGGTATGTAACAAACCTAATACTAGAGATATTGATAAATCTAACAAACTTTTGAGCCATAGCTCTGATGCTTTGGGATATTATTGCAATCAAGAACACCCCATAATTAAACCAACATTAGGAGCAATTGAACGATGATACCGAACATAGGCAAATTATTACTAAGAGAATCACAGATGAACGCACAGCAGAACGCTAAGAATCAATGGCGTAAGAAACGACTTATGGCTAGGGATTTCTATAATGGATATACTGAAGGATATACCAAGACCTACTTCAGTAAGAAACTACTATCTAAGATACCAGTAGCGAATGTGAACATCACTAAGCGTATTATTGATCGTATCAGTCTAGTGTATATGAAGCCACCTAAGAGAGAATACTCCAATGAGAACTTCCCTATATTACTG